CAGAGCCCACGCTTCTGGAATCAAGGCCGACAATCCGTTAGACGATGATTTGCTGGCGAGGCCGGCGCTCAACTAGATGACGCGCGGCGAGAAGGTTATCGCCTTCATCCACCGGTATTGCCGGATACCAGAAGGGGCGAAGGTCGGACAACCGATCGATCTTGCCGAGTTCCAGAAGAAATTCATCCTGGAGGTTTACGACAACCCCGCAGGAACACGGCGGGCGTATCTCGCGATTGCCCGAAAGAACGGCAAGTCAGCACTGATTGCCTGCTTGCTTCTTGCTCACCTGGTCGGCCCGGAAGCTGTGTTGAACAGCCAATTGGTTTCCGGTGCACGTTCGCGGGATCAGGCGGCGCTGGTGTTCGCTCTGGCGAGCAAGATGGTGGATCTCAGCCCGGAGCTGAGAAAGCTGGTTCGCATCGTGCCATCGGGAAAGAGGCTCATCGGCCTCTCGATGAACACGGAATACAAGGCTCTCGCTGCTGACGGAACCACGGCACACGGCCTGAGTCCGGTGCTCGCGATATTGGACGAGGTGGGCCAGGTCAAAGGACCACAGGACGATTTCATAGACGCGATCACCACGTCGCAGGGCGCGCACGAAAAGCCTCTTCTGATTGCGATTTCAACGCAAGCGCCAACCGACGCGGACCTGTTCTCGATCTGGCTGGACGATGCCGAGCGGTCGGAAGATCCTTCGATTGTATCCCATGTTTACACGGCGCCCGAAGATTGCGCGCTGGACGATGAGGGGGCGTGGAAGGCGGCCAACCCAGCCCTGGGGCTGTTCCGATCAAGACGAGACGTTGAGGAGCAAGCAGCGCAGGCCAAACGAATGCCGAGCGCGGAGAATACATTCCGCGTTCTCACGCTCAACCAGCGTGTCAACATGGTCGCGGCATTCGTGTCGGCCTCCGTATGGAAGGCTGGCAACGGTGCGCCAGGAGAATTTGACGGGACCGTTTATGGTGGGCTGGACCTCTCCGCGACAACTGACCTTACGGCGCTTGTTCTCACTTGCCGCAAGGATGATCTGGTCGGCGTTCGGCCGTTTTTCTGGATGCCGCTCGAAAGCGTCGCGGAAGCAAGTCGCCGCGATAAGGCTCCTTATGATGTCTGGGTTCGTGAAGGTTTCCTGCGAACCACGCCGGGCAAGGTCATCGATTACGATTATGTAGCTCGCGACATTGGCGAAATCTGCTCTGGCCTCTCGATAGCCAAGATCGGCTTCGACCGCTGGCGCATGGACCGGATGCAACAGGCGCTTGCTCGGCAAGGAATCGAACTCCCTCTGGAGCCGTTCGGGCAGGGCTACATGAGCATGTCACCCGCGCTGGATGCGCTGGAAGCCGACTTGCTCAAGGAATCCGTCCGCCACGGCGGGCATCCGGTGCTGGCGATGTGCGCGGCCAATGCGGTCGCGGTGAGCGATCCGGCGGGAAACAGGAAGCTCGACAAGGCGAAGGCGACTGGCCGCATTGACGGCCTCGTTGCTCTGGCAATGGCGGAAGGGGTGGAGGCGATGATGCAGGAGCTGATTCCCGTCTCGGTCTATGAGCTTCTGGCGAGGGCTGGCGAATGACGCTTGGCGAGCGCGTCTTGCGGTTTCTCGGATTTGGCAAGACCACGCCCCAACCTACGCGCGGCGACCGCCTGTCATTCATCGGACGCCCTTATGCGGGCATTCGCGTAACCCCCGACGAAGCGCTTAGAAACCCCGTTGTTTGGGCGTGCATCCGCTATCTATCTAACACAATCGCGCAATTACCTTGGTCCGTCATGCGCTCTACCGGAAACGGTAGCGAGCGAATGAATGCGCACCCTATCGACCGACTGATTCACACGAGGCCGTGCCCGGAATACGGTTCGTTCAATTGGCGGCAAACGATGCTCGGCAATGCTTTGCTGCGCGGCAATGCGTATGCTGAGATTGAGCGCGACAATCGAGGCGTGCCGATCGCGTTGTGGCCTCTGCATCCGGACAGGGTGTGTCCTCGCCGAGAGGCAGACCAATCGCTGGTTTACGAGGTATGGAACAGCAGCGGAAACGTGGTTTTGTCATCATCGGACGTATTCCACCTGAGGGGTTATGGCGACGGTCCTGTCGGTTTCAGTGTTGTGGAATATGCAGCACAGTCCATCGGTTGGGCCCAGGCGACCGAACTCTTTGGCGCGAACTTCTTTGCTGACGGAATAAACCCTAGCGGAATTGTAGAAGTTACGGCCGGCATGGGTCCGGAGACGCTCAAACGGCTTCAGGCCGAAATGAGCAAACTATACAAGGGGCCTCGCGGCTCCCGAACCGTATTCCTCGATGCGGGGATGAAATTCACCAAGATCACGACCAATCCCGATGAAAGCCAATTCATTGAGACAATGCAGCACCAGGTGGAGCAGATTTGCCGCTGGTTCGGCGTTCCTCCGCACAAGGTCATGCATCTTCTTCGGGCAACGTTCTCGAATATTGAGCATCAATCCATTGAGGTGGTCGTTGATTCTGTGACCCCTTGGGTCAAGGCTCTAGAGGAAGAGGCGGACTACAAACTCTTTGGGGCGAACCGCCAAGGCCTGTTTACGAAGCTCGATCTGCGCGGTCTTCTGCGCGGCGACAATCAGAGCCGTGGAGAGTTCTATAATGTTCTCGCCGGACTGGGGTGGAGCTTTAACGAGATCCGCGAACTTGAGGATTTCAACGGTATCGGACCTGACGGGGACAAACGCTATCGCTCCGTCCAGCTCATGCCAATCGATGCCCCAGAAGAAGGGGCGGTCTTACCCAATGACCCAACGGCGCTGAGCAACCTGTTCGCGCGCAATCGCGTCTCCACGAACTAGGAACAAACATGGGTGCTGGATACTCAATCCGCGCGCGCGGAAACGCGGCTGCGGAAATCTTCATTTATGAGGATGTGGGGGCAAGCTTCTTTGGCGGCGTGACCGCCAAGGATTTTGCCGCAGACCTTAAGAAGCTGGGTTCGGTCGAAACGATCAATCTGCACATCAACAGTCCAGGCGGCGACGTTTTTGATGGCGTGGCGATCTATCGCCAGCTCGCCGACCACAAAGCTAAGATTGTTGTTCATATTGACGGCGTGGCGGCTTCGATCGCCTCAGTTATCGCCATGGCTGGCGACGAAATACACATTTCCGAATCCGGCTTTGTCATGATCCACAATGCTTCCGCCGTGGCGATTGGCGATGCTGGTGAAATGCGCCGCCTGGCCGACCTTCTGGACACGGTATCAGGCACGATTGCTGACGTTTACGCTGCCCGCACCGGAAAGAACCGCGATGAAATCCGTACTCTGATGGATGCCGAAACATGGATGACCGGCAAAGAGGCGCTGGAGATGGGTTTCGCCACTTCAGTTGTCGCGAACCTGAAGGTTGCAGCACGGGCGATCGACCCCGCAACCCATAAATTCAAGAACATCCCTGACCTTCTCATGGGAAGGCCGGATTACGATGCTGCCCATTCCCGCTTAGCTGAGATGCGGGCGCGGCTGCAGCAACACAAGCTTCGGAATGGCTGAAGGCCGAATCCGATAGGGGCGCGCTCCCAAAGCGCATGAATGAGGGGCCTTCAAGCCCCTCTTTTTTTGAACAAGGACATTCAATGAAGAACCGCACCGTTAGCGTGCCGGCAAGCGTCCTGGCCCTTCTGGCCCTCGGTGCGCCGGCTTACGCCGTCATTTGCAACGATGTTGATGCGACCATTCAGGCGCATCGCGACCGTCAGACCGAGCTAGTTGAGGCGCAGACGACCATCGTTGCCACCGCAGACGCGGAAAACCGCGAGTTGAGCGTTGAGGAAAAGACCCAGCTCGACGAATTGGCGGCAGAGTTCGACCGCCTTGATGGCGAAATTGATCGTCGGACTCGCGCGCAGGCGCAGTTCGATGCCCTCAATGCCTCGCGTGGGCGGCAGACTGAGGCCGATCCTGTGGAGGGCGATCCTGCTCCCGTCGTTTCAGCGGCTCCAGCTCCCCGCATCAGCAATGTTGCTCCCGCGCGAGTGCCGGCTGCGCCGCGCGTTTCTGCCAACGGAAATTACGGTTTCCGCAACTTCGGCGAGTTTGCGCTTGCCGTTCGCAATGCGAATCCGAAGTTCGGCAATTCTCCCGATCAGCGCCTTATCAAGAATGCCTCGGCTTCGACCTATGGTTCCGAGTCTGCGGGTGCCGATGGCGGGTTCGCTGTTCCGCCTGATTTCCGTTCTGACATCATGTCCAAGGTGTTTGGCGAGGATAGCCTTGTCAGCCGTACCGATCGGCAAGTGTCCGGCTCCAACCAGATCACCTTCCCGAGCGACATGACTACGCCGTGGGATTCTTCTGGCGGTATTCAGGCGTACTGGACGGGCGAGGCCGCTGCAATTTCGCAGTCTAAGCCGGCGTTTGAGGACGTGACCGTTAAGGCTCACAAGCTCGCGGTTCTGGTTCCGATCACCGAGGAGCTCGCCGAAGATGCTCCGGCGCTCGACGGGTACCTTCGCCGCAAAGTCCCAGAAAAGATGGACTTCAAGATCAGCAATGCGTTGGTCCGCGGTACTGGCGTCGGTCAGCCCCTTGGTTTCCTCAACTCGCCGTGCCTCGTTACGCAGTCGGCGGAAGGCGGACAGACCGCAGACACGATCAATGCGAATAACATCGTCAAGATGTTCTCGCGGATGCCGATCAGCTCGCGCAGTTCGGCGGTTTGGCTCATCCATCCGGATGCGGAGCCGCAGCTTCCGCTCATGACTCTCGGTCAGCAGCCCATTTACCTTCCGGCCGGCGGTTTGAGCGCAGCGCCATACGGCATGCTATTGGGGCGTCCGGTCATCCCGCACCAAGTTTGCGAAACGGTTGGCGATCTTGGCGACATCATGTTCGTCGATTTCAACCAGTATCTGTCGCTTACCAAGACGGGCGGCGGCCGTGATGCTGGCGGCGTGCGTACCGATGTGTCGATGCATCTGTGGTTCGACCAGGATCTGGTCGCCTACAAGACCACGATCCGTATCGGCGGACAGCCTTGGTGGTCGGCGGCAACGTCGATGCGCGACGGTTCTTCGACGCAATCGCCGTTCATCGTCCTCCAGGCTCGCTAACCCCGAACATAGAAGGAATCATTTGAATGCCTAACAACCTCAATGCGGGGCTGAGCGAGCAGGCGAAGCTCGTCAACGGGCTTTTGAGCACCGTCCCGTCCACCTCAACTCCCGCCTATGTGTCGCTCAAGGATTATGAGCGGCTCACCATCGTCATTACGGTCAAGAATGCGACGACCGTGACTGGCTCAGCCATTACGGTGAAGCAGGCAACTGCGGTTGCCGGAACAAGCGAAAAGGCGGTCTCATTCACGAGTGCCAAGCGCAACATTGACCTGGCGGCAGGCGACGCCTTGTCGGCGTTTACCGTTTCGTCCAACACGTTCACGACCGACAGCACAAACAGCAAGAACCTGATGTACGTCATCGAGGTCACGCCGGATATGCTCGACGTTGATGGTGGATTCGACTGTGTCCGGGCCGGAACCGGCGACGCGACGGCTGCGACGGTTTCTGTCCTCTACATCTTGAGCGGGCCGAAATACTCGACGCTGCCGAGCGCGGTGATCGATTAAGCGGAGCGGGCGACATGCAAATCAAGTTCACCAAGAATGTCCGCTACGAAACCGAGGGCCGCAACAAGGGTCCCGTTTTTGAAGCTGGAGAAGTCCACGACTTCCGCGAGGACATCGCTCAGCGATGGCTTCGGCGCAAGGTTGCTGAAGTGCATGTCGCCCAACCCGAAGCAAATTCCGTTCCGGTCGCCCCTCCAAAAGAGCTTGTTGCCCAAACCGTGCAGCAGCGAGACCCTGATCCCAAAGAAAAGGGTGGGCGATCGGGCGGCATTGTTGGCCGAAAGCCAAAATGAGGCGGTTAGCATGGTGGTCCGCTTCCGAGGGAAACACGATGAGCTGGCTTCCCACGGTCGTCACCGTTCAACCGACATCAGAACCTGTCAGTCTCGCAGAGGCAAGGTCTCAGTGCCGGATCGACGGTTCGGATTCGGACGGCGACCTCAACCGATACATCATCGCTGCGCGGACGCTCGTTGAGGAATATACGGGGACCAAGCTGGTCTCTCAGACCGTGCTCATGCAGGCTTCGCGTTTCTGCGACCTCATTGATCTGCCGATGGCGCCGATCATTTCCGTCTCATCGGTCAAATATCTGGATACGGCAGGCGCCGAGCAGACGCTTGACACGTCAGTTTACGAACTCGTGAACACAGGGCTTGAGCCACAGATCAGGCTGAAGATCAATCAGGTGTGGCCATCGGTGCGTCAGTGCGTCTCAGATGCCGTCAGAGTGACCGCAATCGCTGGTTATTCGACGGTGCCTGAGTCCATCCGCGCCGCGATGCTCATGCTCATTGCTCAATGGAACGATGAGCGATCCTCGATTTCATCCGTGCGCCAATCCGTGACCTCCGATGGCGGCGTTCCGACGCTCCCGAACACGGTTGACGCGCTTCTCGCAAATTACCGCCGATTCTAACCCAGCCTTAGGCAAGCTGCCGCCGCGCCGAGAGGCGCCGCATCCCTTTGATGGAGCCCAAATAACATGGCCGACCTTACGATTACCGCAACGAGCGTTGTTGCCGGTTCGACTGCCCGCATCACCGAAGGAACTGCAGGTGTAGCAGTGACCGCCGGACAGGTTCTCTATCAGGAAGGCTCGACTGGCCTGATGAAGCTGTGCGATTGCAACAGCGCGACCGCTGAAGTCCGCGTGCCCAAGGGTATCGCCCTTCACGCTGCCGCTGCAAACCAGCCTGTCGCCTTTCTCACTCAGGGGCCGATCACGATCGGCGCGACCGTCGCGGCGGGCGTTACCTATTTCGTCTCGGGAACTGCGGGCGGCATCCGCCCCGCTGCCGACAATACCACGGGCGACTATGTCTCAATCGTCGGCATTGCCACG